GGCTCAGACATCCGTATGAACTTTTTCTAAAAAAATTTTTGAGGGTATTTTTTTCTGAAATTTTAGGTCTTTCCTAAAAAGGACCCATTGTTATATTTGAAACCATTTTTCAAAAAAATATCTGGGGAAAATTTTATTCAGAATTTTTGATCCTACCAGAAAGGGACCCACATGTATTTAAGAAACCATTTTTCAAAAAAATATCTGGGGAATTTTTTATCTGTAATTATGGGTTAATTATCCCCCATAGTAATTCTGTATAATCGCCACGATTCAACATGGTTATTAATAATTCGGGGTGCTTATAATTTTCGGCCACTTCAATAAACCTAAGTACGGGGTTATCGAGGTGTTTAACCTTATCAGATATATGATTAAATATTATCGTATATTCTGATTCCAACATTTTATACTGTGTGATCAGCTCGATCAGTTCTTCATCATTAACCATATCAGTCTACAAGTTCGTTAATATCTATTCCGTATTCCAACATCAATGTGAATACTTCCATGAATACTTCATCAACTCCATCAAAAACATTTTTATCATCCAAGTCTGGATCGGCAGATAACCTCTCTTCAACTTTAACTCTTGCAGTTCCTATAATATCAAACAACACGTTTGCCATGTCATTTGCTTTAACACATCTCATATGTGCTATTCTTTCTGTCTGGTTTTCCAGGTTAAATTCTAATGTTGCTTTCATGTCTTATGTTGTTTTAATTCTTTTTCTTAATTCTGATGATGACCAGTTATGGTCTCTAGTGTTATAAACCAATTCAATATTTCTATCTTCACATATATCTTTACCAGTGAATGGTTTATTCTTATATTCAATACCAATGACTCTTACATCGATATCAAATGACAATAATATATCCTCAAGATCTTTTTCGGTTGTGTATGGTACTATTTGATCAACCCATTTACAACCTTCCAATTGTATGTACCTTTCAACAATTGACTGTACGGGTTTATTTTTTCCTGGTCTATCTACAGTTGGGTCTGTTTGTAGTGCCACTATTAGTTTATCACATCTTTTTTTTGCGTCTTCCAGCATTTTAATATGCCCTGCGTGTAATAAATCAAAACATGAGCATGTTATACCTATTTTTTCTTTCATATTAGTTCACATTTAATATTATCAACCCCCAATAAATTTGATAGGGCTTTTATTCTTCTTATTTTAAGTTTATTTGAACCCCATGTTGACATGTATAGTCCATTTTCCATTAACACTTTATTATACTCGTTCATTGACTCAGTAAAGTCTTCTTTAACCCTTTTAAAGAATGTTGAGAAGTTTTCCATTATATAATCTGGGTCCATATCTTTTGTTAGGTTGTTCATTACATCCACATATGTTTCCTTTGATGTTTCCCCCATAAATGTTTTATCCTCCGTGATTACTTTTAGTTTTGTACTTTTGGCTCTGCCTATATTCTGTTTGGTTTCTAACTTTTGTTGTTGTGTTAGTGTGTTGTCTTTATCTATTGACAGGTTTATATCCATTTCATTTATTTCGAGTAGTTGAATCATTTTATCCACCCTTTCATTAAATGTTTCGATATCATCCACGTTAAACCATTCTGTTGTTATGTTTCTTCTGTCGTCATATTCTTTTATAACCCTGTAATCATCGAAACAGACGTGTAATATTGATTCGAGTTTATTCATATCATCTGTTTTGAATACTCTTATCATTAATACGTCGAATGGTAGGTGTGTTGAGTTTAGTTGGGTTTCTCTTATCTTATATTGCTTTGACAGTCCGATTTTATGGTACCCGTTTACGAATTGACCGCCGTGATCTATAATCCTTGCAATATAAACGTAACCTGGTTTGCTCATAACAATTTTGTTTGTACAAATATAACTAAAATATTGATAACGGCAAGTAATTTGAAAAAAAAGATGATTATGGGTTTATATGGGGTGCTTTATAATGGTTAATAGTGAATCGTTCTTTGACCCGAACTCCCTTCGGTCGTACCAAAAACCCCCAGCCCCCTTTTTTTGGGATTGTATCGAATAAAAAAAACACCTACCGTTAAGTAAGTGTTTTTTTTTATAATTTCACAATAATATAAATAATAATGGTGTGTTATTCCTTTCGGAACTGTTTTCCTATTATATTTAGGTTTTCTTTTATAAGGTAGTACTAATACCTTTAATTATAACTATGTCGTTTTTTAGTAAAAGTACATTTATTATTATACTAGGGTCATTAATGAGTTGCCCGATTTATTGGTTATCCCCATAATACCTAACCTTTTTAACTTATTTACTTTTAATTTTTTTGTGAATTTATGTAACCCGTGTTCAATATCTACTGGGATATCTAGTTCATATCTTTCATCCATGTACCATATTATGTTTTGGTACACATTAATCATTTTTGGTTGTATTTTAGGGTCGAAACTATATAATGTGGTATAACATAGGTGATCGGTTTGCATGTATTCAATTGGTTGATTGGTTTCTCTAACCACTGCCGATATTTCTTCTATATGATTCGTTTCTTCGAATTCATTGTTAAGAATATATCTACCAGACATTTTAAATATTCTACCGAACCCAGACAGGTCGTTTTCTGATAAGAACTTATGCATTGCATAGCATTCTTTTTTATTCTTTAGGTAACCCATTTTAATATACTCCTTTGCGTTTATACTAGGGTCATTGTATTTAATCGTTGTTTGGTTTGCGATTACTTCGGCTTTTTGGTCTATGTTTGACATTTCTGGGTCCTGGCCATAGTGGAATACTTCGGCTCTGGCTTCCAATTCTTTTATGAATACACTGTTTAATGGTTTACTAGAGTTTTCTAGTACCACTATTTTGTTATTTGGGTTATTCGAGATTATACTATTCAGTGTACCTATCGTTTCTAGGAATCTTCTGGGTGTTTCTTCGTTACCCACGTAGATTGCTGACGATACTATGAATAGATTTGGTTTCATGTTTAGTTTAGTATTTTAAACCATTCCTTGACTCTTTGGATGTCCTCATTTAGTTCGTTACTCTTAGTCGCTTTTTCGTTATAGTCTCTAGCTATTTCCTTGTTAGTTTCTATACATTCTTCTGGTGACATTTCATCCAGCTCTTCTAAGGTAAAGAATTTTTTACTTACGTGTTCTTTTTTATCCAGTTCTATATTCTCTACATCGAATTCATTTGTGTGGAAAACATTTAACTGTACATTATCCATTTCGTATGTTTTTAGTTTTTTAAATGATTCTGGTTCGATTTCTACACCAGCTTCTTCTTTAACCTCTCTAACTAAAGCTTCTTCTGGGGTTTCACCTTTTTCTATATGACCACCAAGCATTCCGTATTTACCAGCGTTTGTTGTTTCCTCTGGACTTCTTTTAAATAATAATACTTTATTATCTATCACTATGAATAATAATGCTATTCTTTTCTTTTCCATATCTTCTTCATTAATGTTTTCGGTAATAGATTCATTCTTTTTAGTCTTACCCCATTTTTTACCTTTACCAGGTGTTCCGCATGATCCTGGTGTTGGTCTACAGGATGGGTATTTAGATCTTTTCTCACCTTTTTCTCTACCACAGGCCTTACATTTCTTTTTACCGTTTACTGTTCTACATGTATTACAGTCTACCCAACCTTTGTTACCACCACCACCTCTTCTGGAGAACCATCCGTGTAGTCCGTCTTTTTTCTCTTTTGAATAATCAGTTTTTTTGGCTTCGTTTATATCTTCTGGTTCTAATACGAATGCGCCAGCCACTTTTTCACCAGAGCGTATCATTTTTGCTGCTCTAGAGTAACCGTCTAATAGTTCACCATTATATACCACTAAATCGTTGTATAAATCATCGGCATTAACTTCCTCGTCTTCGTATCTTTCATCGCCTGAATCGTAATATTCTTTAAAATCTTTATCGTTTAATAATTCTTTAAGATTTATTTGTTTTAGAACCCATCCGTCGTTAGGTATAATGAACTCATCTATGAAGTGGTCTGGTATATCACTTTCTTCTGGTGTTATGTCTTTGATGTGTTGTGCTACCTCTTCACCTGTAAATGTATTGTACTCATTTATATGATTTTTAACCCAACCTTCTAGTTCATGGATATTTGGTGCGTAATCTTCACCTTCCACGCTTGTTATAGCTTCGTGTGCCTGGTATAGTAGTTCCTTTATATCCTCTGGTGCCTCATTTATGTCATCTTCTTTTAGATCTTTCCATATCTTACCGTTTCTACATCTTACAATAGCTCCAGACCTATATGCTGAGGGTTTATCATATTTTCTTCTAGCTATCCTAAGGCATCTATCAGCTTTTGGTTTCTTTTCTTCAGTTAACGTGATTATTTGTTTTAACCTATTAACATTTTCATTAAGTTTTGGTGTATTGTCGTTACCGCATTTATGACAAACATATAAGTCATCACCACCGTCTTTAATATCCCAGCTCCAATCACATTTATTACATTCTATTTTGTCACCCACAACCTTTTCGGTTATTGTTTCTTCTGTACCCATATTTTTAGGTTCTCTGTACATATCTTCTTTGTGTGTAAAGTCTCTATTTTGACCTTTATTTTCAACAAAACCAAAGTCTTTATAGAATTTCTTTAACCTATTCACATTACCTCCGTAACTGGATGATGGTGTTAGTGTTATCTTCCATCCGTCACCATCAGCTATCTTTATTAGGTCATTCATAAAGTCGGAACCCACACCTTGATTTCTCATTGATTGTGGTACTATAAACCCAGTCAGATAAACACTCTTATCCTTTTCTTTTGTGTATAGTTCAAATCTTATGTCTGGATACTTGCTATCTAGTACGTTAAACGGGTTATTCATTCAGTTTTTTATTATAAATAGTGGTTTTATTCGGTTAAATTAAATATTGCTTTAATTATATATATTTATATTAAAATATAAGTATGGTTAATGGTTTATTAAATGAAGAAATAGAAAATATTCGTAATATGATGGGTATTTCTACACCTAATACTAAAGATGAGATTGATACGGTGACTATGGATGTACCTTTATTTATACGTACCCTCGAGTACGCTAAGGAAGATGCTAAGACTGATATGGATTTACATGATTTGGCTGAAAAAGCGATATCTGGATCAAAGAATGGTGTTTTAACCATGGATGATTATGATATGTTAGTGGGTAACTTGAAACAATTAGCTGAAGTTGAGTCTAAAACCAGTACTGATTTAACCTTCGCCAACCTAGATAAAGGTGTGATAGTGAGTGTTAATTTAGGTGATGGTTATGAGGATAGATTGGTTGATTGGTTATCTAATAACCATGAATCTATTTTTAGTGATTTAGATTACCATGAAGGTGGTAGCGTATCTGTTTCACCAGAGGAAATAGTGTTTTCGGGTGATAATGGTATCTTTATTTTAGATAGAATTAATATTGAAAGAATATAATATGGTTAATAAGAATAGTTTAAACGAAGAGTTATATAGAATCCATGAGATGATGGGTTTAACAGAGAATCAATTAGATATGTTCGCTGATACTGAGGATGACACATCTGATGATTCTAGTGAAGTTTCTGATGATGAACTTATTGGTAAAAAGGTGATGGTTTATTATAACCTACACAAACACGTTTTTTCTGTAACTTATAAAGGACTGGTTAAGTCTTATTCTGATTACGTTAAACTTAAAGACGTTGAGTTCAGAGTTAGACAGGGTGGAAAGGATAAGGTTAGGGATGAAAAGAGAAAAAATGTTCACGCATTTGTTATTGGTACTTTAGTGGATTATAAGGAACATCCTTCTGACGACATACCACAATCAACTGGTTCTAAGGTTATAACATATAACCCTTATAAATACGATTCTTTTGTATATAAAAATGACGAAACACCTGTTTATATGGCTAAAGAAGTTGAGATGATAAACCAACCATCCGATAAAATATTCCAGATAAACGAGTTAGAGGCTAAAGCTATCTCTGAGGAGTATGTGATGGAGGATTCTAATTTAAGGGGTTATATATCTAAACTTAAATCTAAACTTGGTATAATAAAGGATAACTTAAAGCAGGAAGGTGTTGAAACTTTAGAAGCTATAACTAAGTTAATTAAAGCCGCTTCTGGTACTCAAAGACTTAGTGATGAGGATTTAAAAGAGATAGGTACGCAACTTAAGGACCTTCTAAAATTATCTGGTTTAGCGGCAATATCTATTTTACCAGGAGGTTTAATAGCAGCTATATTAATAAAGTTCTTTAAAAAGGAATCCTGGATAACCCCATCTTCTTTTAAAGATAACCCTGTTTCTATTTCTGAAGCATCGGTTGTTGGTTATTCTGATGATAAGATAGACGAATTTATAGTTGACGCTACTAGAGTTAGGGATGAAGCTATAAGTTCTATAGGTAAATATAAAAATATAGTGCTTAACAGTACTCTAATGGATATATACGACAACAAAGGTACTTTTAATAATTACCATGATGATATGAGATACGAATACAGTAAAACGTATAAGAAATTTCAGTATTATTATGATGTGGTTGACGCTTTCGATTTCAGAAATCTTTCTGATAAACTTAAGATGTTAGAGAGTATCGTTGAGGAATTAGATGACTTACAATTAACTTTAGATGAATTGTCTGAAGTACTTGAAGAATTTATATATAAAACTAATTCATTAGAAAAATTACACTCTTTTAAGGGTTTGTTTAAAAATTAAATAGGTAATGATAAACGATATTTCGGTTAATAGTGGTGGACCTATAGATGGTACAACACAAGTAAATAATATAGCCATATCTGACGGTGAACATGATTATAGTTCTGGTGATTGGTATGGTGGTGTAGATTACTCAGATGGTTACGTTATAGTTAGTGATACCACTTCTGCTAACCTACTTGGTAGAACTACTGGTGGTGATACTGGTATGGTTATCCCAGATAAGCCGACTTTTTGGAAATCTTCGGATTTAACTGACGATTCTTTAATAGGGTTAATTAACAAATTACCAGGTTCAACTGGTGGTCATACAACGGTTAGCGGGGCTAAAGCATCTATTTCTGGTACCTATGTCATTTTGAATGATCAAAAACCTATTGTTAGTGGGTATTCTTTTGAATTGGTTACATTACCTTACGAACCACCATCGGCTGGTAGAGTTATATTCCCAGTATTGTCTGGTGCTGGTACTGAAGGTACGTTGAACCCTAACAAATTCGATTTAGATTCCGTATATTGGAATGTGGCGGATATTGAGGGTGTTAATACGGAATCTTATTTCAATACTATAGCCAACGCTAATTATAGAATAACTTTTACTCAGAACGGTGACTCTGCTGTCTACACAGCCACTGGTTTAGGTTTGGAAGAAGGGAGTGAGTTGAGTCGTTCTTTTTTCATGGGTCCTGCAAACTCCGTGGTTTTAGTGACAGCGTCAGATGCTAATTTTGTTGCTAATCAATTGGTTACTATTTCTTTTGAGTTAATTTAGATTCTTTTCTAATTAACTCGCCTAATACCTCTATTTTACCAACTAATTCCTGGAATTCTATCTCGTCTATGGTTATTTCACCTTCTGACGATGACATTAACTTGGTTAATAGTTCGTCATACTCTTTAGTTGCCTCCTCTACGTTGAATTCTCCTTTTGCTGCTTTATCATAGTAAGGTAACTTAACGTCGAAGTGGTGGTATGTTAATATTGATGAACCACCCTTTTCTTTTGCGTTATCTGCTATTTTTTTGGCACCAGACATTCTATTCTCCGAAAACTCTTCTAAAGAATCTTCTTTATCATCAGCTTCACCTAATTCTATAGGGTTACCTTTACCATGATTTGTTCTAATACTATACGAACTATTATTATCTACCACTGGGTTACCTGGACCAGATCTAGCCACACCAGAATCCCATTTTTTCTTAGCGGCCCCTGTAGGGTTTTGTGATTGTGGTGTACCCATCTCTTCTGAGATACCCATCATATCTTTTATTTTAGAAATCTCTTCTGTTAGTAAATCTTTTTTCATGAAGTTAAATTAGTTGATGTAGTTCGTTAATTCATATTTACCAGAATCCATTCTATAAAGTGATATCTGTAACATTTTGTTTTTTACTGGTTTACCATTTTTACTTAGTTCTACACTGTAACTTACAGTTTGCCCATATTTAATATGTTCTGGGTAGAAGCTAGCCATATTAGCCTCATAACCTCTATTAAGTGCGTATTCTTCTGCTGACTCTAATGCACCAGACTGAGTTTCAAAATAGGTTTCTTGTGCGTAAGCTCTACCTTCATAAGTTCTATTCTCATAAACCTTACCTTCTTTACCACTTCTCATAGCTAACCATGATTGTTCTTCTTCTTTAATTTCACTTTCTAGTGTATCCATGGCTTCCATAGCTAAATCCCATCCACCTATAGCTGACTCTTCATCCAATTCCGCCACACTACAATGTTCATAACAATCTGAACATATATCACCCATAAAAATTGGGGCACCACAACAATCAGATTCACCTTCTTCATAAGCATCTAATGGATCAAAGGATTCATTTTTCTCGAAAGTTTCTGGGTCTCTATCTTGTTTGTTAGCGGTAGCGTAGTATATCGCCTCACCTTTCTTTTTTCCGTACTCGTCTTTAAATTTCTTTTTTACCTCATCATTTTCAGATACATCATCTTCTTCCCATTCTGTATAGTATACATTATATTTGTTATAACCTATCTCTAGAATTTCGTCATCAGTTAAATCTTTGATACTTTCTCTGTTATAAGTCATTAACCCTTTTATGTAATCAACAACATCCTTTTCGTATTTAAAATATTTGTCTCTATCTTCGTGAACCCAACCTGCGTCCATACCTTCACCAGTTAATGAGCATTGTCTTGGTGATTCAGTTTCTTTTGGGGTTAAGTAATCGTCGGATCCCATTCTAGCATCATGAAACATCCCTATCTCGTTTACTGGATCTTCCGTTTCCTCTTCATTAAATATACTAAGGTCATTTAATTTATCCATAGTACCCTCAAAACCAGGTACTTCTGGTGAATCAGAGTTACTTAAGTCAGTGAAGAAATCTTCAACATCCTTATGTGTTACAGGTAAATTATCCTCAAATTCTTTACTAAAAACACTAGCTTCATCATAATCCATGTTATGTGTATTCATTAGATGTACGATAACGTCCTCCAATGAAGACATGTCTTCACTAACAGTTTCTTCACCTACATTATCTTCTTTAATAGTATTCTCGTTAATACCCATCATTTGTCTCATTCTAACGATCTCTTCGTTAATTACTAGCTTTTTCATGTATAATATATTTTAATATAAATATATGATATTATATTAAAAGTTGGATACTCAAACCTATTTATAGGTATTTATATAGTATGGGATTAAAGGAATTAGAGGTTAAGAGTTTGCTTAGTAAAATAAGGTCTATGGAGGATGAGTTAAATATGGTAGACTCTGTTCACGAAGAGTTATTATCTACGTTTATGAAAGAAGCTGAGGAACTGGCTAAGTCTAGAGGCCTTAAACCTAAAAAGGATGAGATTATAACTCCTTTAGAGGCTGAGGTGTCTACTGAGGAAGTTATTGATGATGATGTTGAGATGAGTAAAGATATAAAGAAGCTTTATCGTAAAATCGTCACAAAAACCCATCCAGATAAATTAATTGGGGTTGAGGAGGATGTTAAACTTAAGTTAACTAATTTATTTGAATTGGCTGTTGAGGCAGTCGAAAATAAAGATTTATTACAACTTATCTCTGTCGCTGATGAGCTTGGTATACCTAATATAACTATAGATGAGACCCATATACCTATTATTAAGCACAAGGTCAACATATTAGATGATAGACTAAAGAAATCTAAGGATTCTACGGTTTATGTTTGGTATTCTTCAGACGAAGAAACTAAAAAAAATATTTTAGAAAAATACTTGACTTTTATGTATTTTTGATTATAGCCAGATATTTATATGTAACAATAATAAAATAATAAACTTTAAAAAAACCAAAAAAAACAAATGGCAAATTTAAATTTAAGAAAGAACTTAACACAAGCGTTAAGTTTCACCCAATTAGATGGTAACTTCGAGTTCTTAGAAGACTTGAACACATCTTTGGAAACAAGAGTAAGTGCTGAAGAAGCTCTTAGTGCGTCGGTAGATGCATCTTTAGAGACAGTAATTACTGACAATAAAACTACTAGTGATGCTGCTGAGGCTTCATTAGATACTAGATTAGACAATTTTAGTGCTGATTTCGCTACAGACATCGAATTAAGTGAGGCTGTTTCTGTTGAAACTGCAAGAGCTATCGCTGCTGAAGGAGTTATCGAAGATAACTTGTCTACTGAATTAGTAGATAGAGCTGCTGCTGACTCAACGTTACAAGGTAACATTGATGGTGTTTCTACTGACTTAAGTGATTATGAAGCGTCTAATGATGCTGCATTATCAACTGAGGTTGCTGATAGAGCTTCTGCTGATACTCAATTACAAAACAACATCGATGGTGTTGCTGGTGACTTAACTCAGGAAATTTCTGATAGAGAAGCTGACGTTGATGCTGAAGAAACTAGAGCTATCGCTGCTGAAGGTTCAATCGCTTCTGATTTAGCTGATTATGAAACATCTAACGATGCTGCATTATCAACTGAAGTTGCAGACAGAATTGCTGATGTTGATGCTGAGCAATTGAGAGCTGAAACAGCTGAAGGAGTTATCGAAGATAACTTATCAACTGAATTAGTAGATAGAGCTTCTGCTGATACAGTGTTAGAAGGTAAAATTGTTACTGAAGAAACTGCAAGAATATCTGGAGATGCTTCATTGGCAACTAGAATAGATAACCTTAACAATGATTTTGCTACGGATATCGAAGTAAGTGAAGCTGTTTCTGTTGAAACTGCTAGAGCTATTGCCGCTGAAGGATCAATTGCTTCTGACTTAAGTGATTATGAAACGTCTAACGACGCTGCATTGTCAACTGAATTAGTTGCTAGAGCTTCTGCTGATACGGTATTACAAGGTAATATTGATGCTGAGGAAACTAGAGCATTAGCTGCTGAAGGTGTTATTGAAGATAACTTATCGACTGAATTAGTAGATAGAGCTGCTGCCGATGTTGTATTACAAGGTAACATTGATGCTGAAGAAACTAGAGCTATCGCTGCTGAAGGTTCAATCGCTTCTGACTTATCTGATTATGAAACATCTAACGATGCTGCATTGTCTACTGAAGTTGCTGATAGAATCGCTGACGTTGATGCTGAAGAAACTAGAGCATTAGCTGCTGAAGGTGTTATCGAAGATAACTTATCAACTGAATTAGTTGCTAGAGCTTCTGCTGATGTTGTGTTACAAGGTAACATTGACGCTGAAGAAACAAGAGCACTAGCTGCTGAAGGAGTTATTGCTGATAACTTATCAACTGAATTAGTGGATAGAGCTGCTGCTGACAACGATTTATCTACTGATATCACTGCTGAAGAGACTGCAAGAATATCTGGAGATGCTTCATTGACGACTAGAATAGATAACCTTAACAATGATTTCGCTACAGACATCGAAGTAAGTGAAGCTGTTTCTGTTGAAACTGCAAGAGCTATCGCTGCTGAAGGAGTTATCGAAGATAACTTGTCTACTGAATTAGTTGTTAGAGCTTCTGCTGATGTTGTATTACAAGATAACATCGACGCTGTTGCTGGTGACTTATCTGATTATGAAACGTCTAACGACGCTGCATTGTCAACTGAATTAGTTGTTAGAGCTTCTGCTGATGTTGTGTTAAAAGATGACATTAGTGCCGTTGCTACCGACTTATCTGATTATGAAGCGTCTAACGATGCTGCATTGTCAACTGAATTAGTTGTTAGAGCTTCTGCTGATGTTGTATTACAAGATAACATCGACGCTGTTGCTGGTGACTTATCTGATTATGAAACGTCTAACGACGCTGCATTATCAACTGAATTAGTTGCTAGAGCTTCTGCTGATACAGTATTACAAGGTAACATTGATGACGTAGAGTATTTAGCTGAGAACCCAAGATATATATTCGACGGTAATAAGCTTGATATAACTGGTGCATCATATGTGGTTGTTGGTTCTGCTGAAGCTATAATGGTCGTTGACGCGCCTGCTGTAACTAACGGGAACATCGACTTTACTGCTGCTACTGCTGGTACTATTAGTACTATAGTTATAGCTGATTTAGCTGGTGATAGTACTGGATCATCTGAATTTATAGTTAGATTCAACCAACTATTTGGTAACCCTTATGGTACTGCTGAACTAATCCTTCAAGAAGGTGAGTCTGCTCAAGTATATATGTTATCTACAGGTGTAGGTGTATTATTAGCGGTAAACAAAGCGGTTGCTTATGTTACTGAATACCCAGCTGACGGAAAATAATAGACTAAATAAATAGACTATAATAAGGGTGGGAGAAATTCCACCCTTTTTTTTTGTTTAAATTTTACGGAATGATTGTGGTTTGATCGATAGATACAGTATTTAATAACACTATTTAAGTGTGTTGGTTTTCCAATCGTAACTCTTACCGTCGATTTCGTTTTTTTCAAATAGATTCTTAAGTAGTAACTCATATTGTTCTATCATAACATGATTATCAATAGTATACCTCTTTATTATTTCTCTATTTCTTTCTGTATAATCTTTATCGGACTTTCTCTTATCTATAACTTCTAATATTAAGTCACCAGCGTCTTTAATATTAAAATCTTCATAATAATAACCGATATCTTTACATAGGTGTGCATTATGTATTAGTGGTGTACCAAAATATACTGTATCTAAATAAGCGTAATTAAGAGCGTTACCCCATTGATTTGATACTATCATATCAGCATATTTAGATAATAGGTAAACTATATTGTATCTATGATCGAATATAATTTTTTTATCTTTGTGTAGTTGAAATGTTTTAACTATGTCAATTAAAGTTTCGTTTTTAATTAATTTAGTTGCATTTGTTATACTAACCTCTTGTATCGCTTCTGGGTTTATTTTGTAAGCATACTCACAAGAGTGTATTATTGGTAGTAAGTTCTTTAAAACACTTAGATTTGGTTCTATTGAGGCTATTTTCCATTTGTCGAACTCCTTATCATCAAAAAATGGTGTTAAACCATCTTTAGTTACTTTAGGTGCTAATTCTTCTACGAATTTAGGTGACCATACAAAAGGTACTGACTTGGCCTCGCAATTATGAGTTATTTCAAAGTATTGTTTGTTATGGAATTCTTGTTGGGGTACCATCCAAACTTCATCAAATAGTTCTGATATCACCACCCCGTGATTAGGTTCATCTTTTTTACCAAATCTACCATTAAATAATATATTCTCCATGTGCATAACAAAGGTATTCCCACCTTTATAACCCACCACCTTTTTATTACCACCACTTTTAAAGAATTTAATATCTTTTTCTGATGGTACTGTATCTAAAGTTATTAGTACATCTATATTATCTTTAGTATTTTTATCCCATCCTAATATATTATAATTCTTAATCCATGAAATCTTATTTAACTCTTCATCTTTAAGTTTTGGGTTTGTATTAATTATATATATTTTGGTTACAGATTCTATTCTATCGAACACATCGTATAGCATAAGACAGTTTTGCTTTAACCCATTTGAGAATAGAGATCCTTCTTTTTGAACATTTAATGTTATACCTACATTCATTACTTTAAAATATTAATAGTCGTTATCGGAACCGTAAGAGTCCTCGTCGTTATTGTCTAAAAATTCTGAGTAGTAACCACTTTCTAAGTCGGATAATATTGTATCTATTTCATATAGAGCGCCACTAATTTTACCTAATATAGATTCTGTTACATCATATTTAAATTGATCTGGTGGTATCTCCTCTAAATTTGAAATGTATTCGTGTAATATATTTTCTAGTTCTACCTGTAAGTCTTTAAGGAACTCTGAAGCGTTTAAATTCATGTTGTTTTGTTTTTAGATAAATATATCATCAAAGCCTTAACTACATGATTTTTCTATAATACTATCAATTAATTTAAATTCAGATTTAAGGTATAGTTCGTATATTAAATTAGAGGTGCTATCACTAAATATGTAAACATTTGAATTTCGATTAAATACCCTTTTTAAATCATCTTTATTATCTATGATGTTTTTTAGTCCTATATATGTTTTATTAAATCCCATATAACAAAACTAATAAAAATAGATGTAATATTCTAACTTATGATAAATAATTTACAGACTAACTAACATATCTAATAACTCCTGCTGTGGGAACATATCAAATTTACCTTTATTCGTGTTAGTGTGTGTTAAAAGACCTTTAACTTTACCATAATACGCATCTGAATTAAATTCGAATGCGTCTGCACCCTTTTCTTTAACCCATTTAGGTAACCCTTCTCTAATATCTATACCGTCTCTTTCACCAATCCATAAAACCCATAACCTAATACCTTCTATTTGATCATCCGAATATTTATGCCATTGTTTATACCCTTTAAATGGTTTTGCCAGGGTAACAATCTGTGATTCGTGAGCTCTAGTACCAACATATGTCTTACCGTCTTTGAGGTAACCAAAATTATTAACCTCTAAACCGACTGAATTTACATGCATGTGTTGAGAACCGTTTTTACCTAAGTGCCAACCGTAATTACCTTCAGGGAATGCTTGGACCATAACACCGTCATAATCAGAATTACCATCAGTAATCTTCTGACCACCTAAAACAAATTCGGTACCTATAGCACCTCTCTTGTCTCTACCCCAATTATCAATGGTTTTATAAGGGTTATTCCATCCAGCTGTATGGTGTAGGAATACATATTCTGCGTTTATTGGACCTTCTTTGTATTCTCCCTCTGGTAAGAAGTGTCGGTTGACTATTAACCCGTTAGGGGTAGTGTATACTGTTTCTTGGTTGTCAGTTGTAGCGAAACCCATTGCGTACATGGTTATTGGCCCCACAATACCATCTGTAAGTAACCCATTTTTATGTTGCCACTCTTCTACAGCTTTGTGCGTTACTTTCCCGAATACACCATCACTTTTTATGTCTAAGAATTCTTGCAACTCTTTAACCTCTTGACCTCTAGAACCTATTTTTAATACCATAATTATTTTTTAATATTTTTTTCTACAGAGAATATCTTAAGAAAATCCTTTAAAGGTAATCTCTTTATTTTAGCGAAGTATTTAGCGGCTTCTAATCTACTATCATTAATATTAACCACACCGATAGCTTCTTTCTTTTCGTCTGATTTGTTGTAAAAATACGTCATAACACACTCTTTATTATATATATTAAACTTTTATTTAAAAGGTTTATATTTATATAGAAATACAAGACATTATTATGGAGATTAACGAAGTTTTTAACCCAAATATGGAGGAATCCATTAAGAATAAAATAAACGAATTAAAGGATATACAAATCAAATTGGATGAAGCTCTAGCTTTATACAAAGAGTCTGTATCTGAATTGGAGGCTACTAAAAGCGAATTAGTACCAGAGGTTATGGCTATGTTTGATGGTCAGGTTGATCCAGGTAAAAAACTTAAGGTTGAATTAGATGGTTTGTTAGTTGAGATTACTCAGCAATCAGAAAGACTTACCACTTCTTATAAACAGGCGTTTGATACAGCTTTGACTAAAGTAAATGAAAATACCAAAAAAGTACTGAACCAAATTTTAGAGGAGTCTAAAGTTGCTGGTAAAGTTAAGGGTAAACTTACTATAGACGGTTCTAAGGTATATGAAGGAGCGATTACTAATTGGTTTGGTTCTGTAAAGGATTGGCTTAAAAGAGCTTATGATAAGCTAACTGACTTCTCTAATAAAGCTAGTGAAGGTATCGATGAGATCGAAGAAATGATTAAACAAATGGAGGATGAAAAAGATGGTGAAATGGCTATGAAGAACTATGATGATATAGAGTCTGGGGCTGTTTATGAATCCATTAATAGAATGAAAACCATTATTAATTCATAAAATAAAAATTAAACAACGAAAAAACCACCATTAAATAATGGTGGTTTTTCTTTTTATACATCATCGTATATCATAAAATACAATTCCTCTTTAGGTCTTGTGACGGCAACGTAGTGTACGTTCCTACTCTCCTCAATAAGTAATCCATCATTGGTTATAAATGAGTATTCGTCTAAATCATGAGTCATACTACCGTGCTCTAGTAACATTTCTGGATCTGACGAGTTTACTACAACACATCTAGGGAATTCACGACCCTTGCTTTTATGTATTGAGGTTATAAAGACTTCGGAGTCTTTATTAGATTCTATGAATTCTAGTAACTGATTTACATCTTTACCGTAATAGGGTAGGATGTCTCTTATTTTCTTTTTAATAGAATCAGTCATATCACCTTTGGTTATTCTGTCTATATCGGTTTTAGTTAGATAGTTGAAGTATTTTAGGGGTAACTTTTTCTTAAAACATCTCTTTTCTATATCTTTTATGACCTTGTTGGTTCTAGCTAGTACTGTTAATGGTTTGCCGTCACCCATCATACTGAATAACTTAGTTTTGTTTATAAACTTATCATCAACAAACCCATCATTTTTAGATTCTGGTATAGCTTCTAATGAACTATACTTATTAGCATTCTCCACTATTTTTTTATGTGACCTAAAGTTCTTGGTTAGGGTTAACTCTACAACAGTTTTCTTTTCTTTAAGTAATGACTCTATCTTACTACAATTAGCTCCAGAGAAGCCGTATATCGATTGGTTTTTATCCCCTATTATATAGTATTGTTTAGCGTTTATAGCTAATAATATCTTCATTTGTAAAGTTGAGGTGTCTTGGTACTCATCAATAAATATGTAGTCGTACATACCATTAAAGAAACCTTTGTGGTTTGGGTCTTTAGATAATTTTTCGGTATCAATTAACATATCAGAAAAGTCCCTACTATTAGTAGCTTTCAAGAAAGCTGTGTAATATTCGTAGAAATTTGGTTTAGGGGACTTAACACCATCGTAAAATTGTAATTTATATGATGAGAAACTTGATGATATACTACTACCGTCCTCATAAAACCTCTCTAGGTTACCGTAATATTGTTCTCTTACTGATTTTGGTTCTTTAAAAGATGGTTTCATATTATCTCTATACCACGAAATAAAATCATAAAAAGTTACGATAGGTTTGAATTTACCTAACTTACCTAACACACTGCTGGTAAAACTATGTATAGTGGTTATCTTAACCTGACCATCTATTCTATTCCTTAATTCATTAACGGCATCGTTTGTGAATGAAAAGAATATAATTCTTGATGGATCAACACCATTTTCTAACAAATGGTTTAACCTACCTACAGTAGAGTGTGTCTTTCCGCTACCAGCAGTTGCTGATAATATAACCGATTCTGGTCCACCGAACTCTATAAAGTTCAATTGTTCTTTAGTGTATTTATTTTCCATGGGACAAACTTAAATAATTATTTGTTTTAAAACAAACTTTTTTCTACTTTTGTCCTATGAGTATATTAAAATTCGATGAAGTTTTCGGTGAGCAAGAACATAATTTCAAAAAAGTGGTCTTGGGTGATAAGGACGTGCATAACTGTGTCTCCTATATAAAGAAATTGATATTCAAAGATTTGGGGGTTCATGAATTGGTGTCGGATAAGGATAAATATAGAAAGATATTCAATTTGGTTTGTGAAATAACCGCAATATCTAAAGCAATAGATTTCCCTATTATTAACTATGATGATATGGAAACCCCAGTTATTGATCAATTTAGAAGGTATAGTGGTAGGTGGGTTGATGTTATCGGATTTAACATGGGTGAGTTCCCTATCTTCTATTACCCTATTTACAGTAAATCTTTTTTTATATGTAGAGTTACCGATACCGAGTACATTGTTTGTGGTTACGCTGCACAGAGTGTCGTGAATAGTTACAGCCATAAATCATTGGTTATAAACAGTAGTATACGTCAGCATACTAATATGAGTGCTTTCTATGGTTTTGAGTACTTAAGTAAGTTACCGAATAATATTTACGAGTTCCAGAATTTAATGAAATAAGAGTATATTTATAAATAAAACATTATGGGTAAGAAAATCTATAAAATAACTGAATCTCAAATGAAGAGTATTTTAGAAAATAAGAAGTCTTCTAAAAATGATACTAAAGAACAGATATCTGAAGATCAGTTAAAAAACATATTCGAGAGTTTAGCCGATAAGGTTGAAGAGTACGATAATTATAACTACCCAGCTGGAGCTGACGCAGATCCTAGCGCCCCATGGAATGATGATGGTGGTAGTACTAGACAGGGTGAGTACGTTAAGGGTGACATTGTTGGTGTTGGTTATGATGGGGATGAGATGCTATTGATGGATAAATCTAGTGGTAAATATTATTACACTATTAATGAAGCTATCACTGATGGTAAATATGATATATATGATGAGTTATCTGACTTTTTAGATATACCTCAAGAAGAAGATGAAGATGAGGATGGTCGATATATGGTCGCTATAAACGATTGGAAGAGTTATATTGATCAAGGTGAACTATTAGGTGCTATGGCTAGTTATTTAAATAACAGTAATGATATTGATTCTGGTGACCAAGAAGCTTATGAAAATGGTGATGTTTGGTTTATGGAAGTTAGTCCAGAGTCTATTGAAGGTATTGGTAGTGATAAATTGAAAAGTATGGTTAAATTTAATTAAGATTTAATAATATATCTTTATATGAATTGGGTATATCTACATAAATGTGGGTATACCCAATTTTTTTGTTGGCTATTATCCTGTGTCTACCATCTATAACACCTATCTTATTAGATTGGAACCCTAATGATGGTAGTTCTAACGAACCTTTTTTGTTAATATTTTTTTTGATGTGGTTTATACAATCATTAACTCTGTTAATAGAATATACGTTTTTAGTATCAATGTCTATATGATATTCTGGGGTGTCAGACTTTAACCTAGATATTAGTTTATCCAGGTTAACTAAAACGGGTGAAGTATATTCACACTCTTTACTTTCGTACAATTCTGCTTCCAAGTATTTCATAATTCAAATATACGACAATATATTTATTTAAAAAAAAATTTACTTAACTTTAATTATATTTATAACTAAAGAGGGTATTATGATTGTTACTAAAAAAGATATATTAGATTCATTAAACGAAGGGTTTTATAAAGAATACCCGTTAGAGGATATCGGGTTGTGGTATGGTGATTCTGATTATAAAGCTAGGGGTGGTGAAATGGTTTATATGACACCAGATGAGTTCTTATCGAAGGCTAAACCATTGGAGATGACTGATGAGACTAGGTCTAATATTAATGATCTTATCGCACATGTTAGTAATGGTGGTAAACTAGACCCTTTAACTTTATATTCGCTAGATAAGACCGATGTTAGGAATAGTGATGGTAGACATAGAGCTATAATGGCTATGCAAATAGGTATACGTAAGTTGCCTGTATTGGATTTCACTAAATCTAACGGTGATGTTGATTTAGAGGTTGTTTCCGAATTATTCTCAATTTCACCAGAGTGTGAGGACCCTAGTTTTTATATATCAATGGCTAAGGATAACTTCGGTGAACCTATGATGGAAAAAAAGAATGACATGTATAGTGTTAAGGTTAACCCTAAGTATAAAGATCTTTTTTTCGTATTTGAGGTTATTAACGATATGTACAACAATAAAGAGTTTGAATCACTATTTTCTGAATCAGAGTTCGTTTGTGAGGAGTGTTTAGAGTTAAAAATTGAAGAGAGACTTAACGAGAAATTAGATGTTCTTTCTGATATGGTAGAGTTAAACGAAAGTATAACATATCATTTAGATAACAATATACCATTGATAGAAAATATTTATAGACCTGGTAGTTATAAGCACATGGATTTAATTAGAGAAGCTAGAGAGATGTGGGAGAGAGGATCACTTAATTTAGACGGTTTTGATTCATTTCTTTTTGAAAATACTAGTCTAGGTACCTTTGGTGAGTATAATGGTCTTAAAGTACCCTTAGATCTCCCTATTTTAGCTGAACAGGGTTCAGATACTTCTTGGGAAAATGACGAGGGTGAAAAGATCACTCTACAGGATATTTTAGTTATGACTAAAGATATACCTAAAAAGGATTATCCGACGGATAAATTAGCGGATGTAGTGTTAGGTTGGGATGGTAACCCTGAGGAGCTGGATAGAGTTGAACAGGTTGAAGTTTCCGAACAATACCCTATATTAATTATGGTTAACGAGGTTGGTGAGATTCAATGGATTTTAGATGGTAACCATAGAGCTCAAAGAGCGTTGGGTTCTAATATGAAGACAATACCAGCTAAATTAATTAAACCTTCAGATTTGGATGCTAAAGCTAGAAAAGTTTTACTGGGTATTGTTGATGGTGTAAATGAGGCTGAATATAAAGGTAGGGATGTTAAATTAAACAAACCAAAGCGAGGTGGTTCTAAGAAGTTCTATGTTTACGTTAGGAAACCTAATGGTGGTATAAAGAAAGTTTCTTTTGGTGATACTACTGGTCTTTCTGTTAAACTAAACGACCCTAAGGCTAGGAAATCATTTGCGGCCAGACATGACTGTGCTAATAAGAAGGATAGAACTAAGGCATCATACTGGTCTTGTAGACTACCTAGATACGCAAGTTTATTAGGTTTAAAATCTAACTTTAGTGGGTACTGGTAAACCTTATATCGATACCGAGTTAAAGTCTGGTTGTATCATTAGAGAGTTTGGGGATGATATAGACCCTATCGAATTGATGTGGCATAGAGATAAAGAGGATAGGTTGGTTGAGGTAATTGACTGTGGTGAAGGTTGGATGTTTCAATTTGATAACGAACTACCTATTAAATTGTGTAATAATAAGTCTTTATCTATAAAGAGACATGATTGGCATAGGGTTATAAAAGGTGATGGTAAGTTACTGGTTAGGATAAATAAATTCACAACCTAATAAAACACTCATCATAATCACTTATAGTTCCACTCTTCCATTCTGCATCAGAATAATCATCACTACCATTAAAAATGAAGTCGAAGGTGTCTAACATGAAATCTTCTACCTGGGTTTTAAGTAATAAAAACCTAATACCTTCTAGACTAACACCATTTGATTTATCGTAAATAAATACGAAGGTGGGATTAAATTTATCAAACATACTAAATATACCTAGGTGTATATCTCTTTTGCAAGATATTTCATCTTTAAAAGAGTGGTATAGAGTTTCTGCTATACTTCTATCAACATTAAAGTCGTGTACCGATAATAGTTCTGCTAAATTATTCTTGTAAATCACTTAAAGAATTATTTACCTTTAAATATAGGTCCTCTAAAGTACCATTATTAATAATTTCTTTATTTATACCAGTTATGGAGTCCATTTCCTTCTCTGAGGCGTGACCGTCTACATTATTTAAGTTTGGTCTATTAACCGACCAAATAACGCCACCCATATTAAGTATAGCGTCTACTTCGTGTTGAAACCTTACGTCACATATAACCACATCTAAATCGTTATTTTTTTCATACCATTGTTGGAATCTTTTCACCCAGAATGATCTACCTAAAGCTTTTAATTCTGGTATGTGTTTTGGTATGTCGTATTGGAATATTTCAGTACCCATTATCTGTAGTACTAATCTAGGGGTTATACCCCAAGAAGGGTCAATTTCATCTTTAGAGTCGCCAAATACTTGATCTTCGGTAAACCCGAATAATTCCATCGCACCCCTTTTTATTGGGTTAGCAAAGCTATATTTAGTGAAACCTTTATTATTAACCAAATAATCACCTGTTGTATCTTTACCAGACCTTTTTTTACCTAAAACACCTATTATCATATTTAATATATTTTTATACAAAAATAAGTTAAACGTTTGATAAAAACAAATTTATTTATTTATAAATTCGTCTATTATAGATTTCGTAAGTCTTCTATTGTTGTGTATTGGTTCTTCGGATATTTCTTGTTCTTCTGATTCTGACTCTTTGGTTTCTAATTTATCTAACATATCAGACATATCGTCTTCAGATACTTTATTCATATCTACCGCTGATAATATAGAGTTAACTACGTATTTGTAATCCTTTGATTCTAGTTCTTCAGACCCACTTCTCATTTTTTGAGCTAATTTACCAGTTAATTTCTGTATAGATTTAAGTATATTCTCTTCGTCAGCTGGTTCTTCAGTTGGTTCTTCATCACTCATCTCATCATCTACAATCTCTTCGTCATCAACCATCCCTTCGGTATCTTCTGGGGTTTCGGTGTCCATCATATCTGAATCATCAGTTAATTCAGTTTCCATGTCAACACCCATATCTTCTGGTGATTCTGGTTTAAAATCAGTACCTAAATCTTCGGTATCATCAAACTCTGAAGTCGATTCAGAATCGTTATTAATAGAAGAAGCCGAATCCGTATTATCAGATTCAGCTCCTTTAATTTTTAAAACGTAACGTTCAGTTAGACTTTTTTTTTTAAAACATCTATATTTTCAGAATGACCAACATTTTCGTTGATTTGTTTAAACATCATATTTAAATGCTTAAGTGCTTCTGCGTATGATCTGTAAGAATGTTCGTGTATGTTTTGAACACCACTAATATATTCGTAACCAGATTCTTTTTTAACCTTTATGTAAACATGTTTTTCTTCCTGTACAATACCATATTCGGTACCGTCAGAGGCTAATGCTTCGTGTAAGACATCTGATGGTGTACCAGTTTTAGATACATTTTCATTCATACTGTCTTTATTTATACCAGCAATCTCTAAAATTCTTAACAATTTTTCGTCTGGGTTTACTATTTTCTCTGAACCTACTGGTCTCATAATTTTCTATTTATTAAATAAGTGTTATTCTTCTTATAAATATAAGCCTTTTATTAAAAAAATCAATATACTTCATTTTCTAATGATAATAGCTCATCTTTAATGTCTATCCCTAAATCCCTTAACTGTTCTAGGTACTTAGATCTTCTAAGATATTTGAATACTAAGTTCTCTGTACTATACTCACCACCCTTGGTTAAACCACTTTTTCTGTAGGCTCTTATCTTAGCTTTTAATTTATCTATTTTTAATATCTTAGCTTCTGGGTCTGTTTCTTTAATTATATTAGTTAATTTTTTATCGAAATCTTTAACTTTTTTTATTATACCCTTTTTATCTATAACACCCTCACCTTTATCTTTGGTGGGAGTTTTAATCCATTTGTTGTATAATACACTGTATATACCATCTGAATCTACTGTCTCCTTGATGTCTTGTGCGTATAACTCAACGTCAAACTCTTTTATACTTATATCGTGTTTTATGTTGTATAACTCTTTTTTAGCAGTAAAAAATTCATCAGCTAATAAGGTGTCATCTGTTACTTTTTCTTTATCTATAACTACGTGTAAGTCGATATCTGAATACTTAGACCAGTTATAATTAGCTATACTACCTACTATAATGATATCTTCAACCACAACAGTTTCTATACCCATACTATCCATAAAGTCTTTAGTTATAGATATTAATCTATCTCTGATATCTTTATCTAATTTAACTTCTTTAAAATTATCGGAATCATGGTTAACCCAAATATCTTGAGCTAAACTGTCGTTCACATTAAAACTTTTTATAATACCATCCATATGTAATAAATACACGTATTTTAATAAAAAAACCTTTTATATTAGATAATCATCAGCAAATTCTTGAGCTATCTGATGGTCATCTGTTTTTTCTATCCAACCAGTGATAATGTATTTAGTTTGACCTTTTAATGGTGGGTTACCTCTATGTTTATGTGTCCATAGGGCTGGTGCCATAATTAATTTACCAGTTTCTGGTTTAACTTTTTGTTGATTGAATTTAAATTCAGTTTCACCACCCTCAACATCGTTAAGGTAATATATAAAGAATAATTCTCTTTTGGAGGTTGACCCTCCTTCGTTCTCGTGATGCCAAGCATAGTACCCTTGATCATCTATATATCTTTGCATTTGCATATGTGGTACACCATTATTACCTGCTACATAACAGGATTGTGCACTCATAACCGCAGAAGATTTAGATTTAAAATCACCGTTTATGGTCATGAATGGGTTTTGTGTGATGTAATCAACTAGATTAGACAATAAATTTTCTCTCAGATAGTCGTATATGTATAACCAATTATCGTTATCTAGGTTTAAGTGTATCATAAGGTCTGTAGATGATTTAACTGATTTATTAACACCAGCACCACTTATACCTTCACTTTGTTCACTAGATGTTTCAAACTCATTGATTATAAAATCACACACCTCTTTAGATAAAGTTTTTTCGTATATTTTAACTAGATTATCCATTATATAACTTTATTGTATATCATATCAAACTTACTTATTTTATCATTCAATCTTAATGGTTTTATATTGGTATCATAAAAATCACATAATTCAGATCCTTTAAAGTATACGTGTAGATTCACATTTAAATCATTGGTTAAACCTAAAGCGTATTCTTTAATGCGCGTGTAGAATTCTTCGTCACTATTACCATCATTATCGAAAATTACCAATAAATCACTATTATCTAACTCAAAGTTATAGGTTTTAACTAATTCATTGTTTTCAGAATATAATTTTATCACCCAATCGCCTATCTCTGGCATCAACATACTTCCCCAGGTACCTCCGTTTAAATACATATCACCTAGAAATTCGTTATCGTAAAACCACTCTACTCGGTAACCATAGTCACCATTTACAGCTACTTTTACAACCTCATTTAGGGTTATCTGCACACTAGAGTCATTAGATATCTTAAATTCCATGTTATAGCTTTCTGTAAGTATAGTTTTTAGATATTTTAGTATTAAAGTACTTACCTTGACTTTCGGATAGGTTTAATTCAGCGAATACATCGTGAGGTACATCATCATATTCATATGAGGCGCCACTCTTAAATACCACTATCAATTTTTTAGATGGGATATTGTATGTCCCTTGTTGTATGTTCGAACTCTCGTACTTGGCTACTATGTTTTCACCTAAATACTCTTTACTTGTCACTGGCATATGTATATTCAAATGTTCTAGTAGGCGTTATTTTAACTAGACGGTCTATAGTGTCTAGACTATATAATTTAGTTGTTGTAACCAACAAATCACCTTCTTCAGTTTTTGTTGTCTCTTTTTCTGTGACCATTAAGTTGTTACCAGTCAGACTAGTACTGGTTAATTTACCAGTATATTCCTTAACATCACCACTTCTAAAATAGATTGTAATCTTTTCCATGTATATTTATATTTGAATAAAAGGTAGAATAATTTTTGATATTGTAAAGTATAATGCTATCTTTGTTTAAAACAAATTATAATATGAAGGAAAGAATGACTAACGAACTTAGGGTGGCTTTTACAAAAGGGCAGTCTTTAGCGTTAAAATATGATGACTCATTACTTAGATTACAACATGTTGTTTACGGTATACTAGTTACAGATAATATGGTTAGAGAAATAGTTAAAAATAAGGTAACTGATTTCGACTTACTTATAGATGACATGTATAACCTAATAAAAAGAACGTCAGATGGTCTAGCTGATGGTTCTAGTACCATATTACCATTTGAAACTGAGTTACACGATGTAATAAGAAATAGTGTTTTGAAGAAAAAGACTGAAGAGTACGTGACAGTAGAAACTTTTTTTAAGATCTCAATGGAAGTAGATTCTGCTTTCGTTAAGTTGTTTAAAGATTTTGGTCTAACAAAAACATTTGTATATAGAAAAATAAAACAATTAACAAATAAAACAAATATGAATATAACACCGAACGAAGATGAGTCACCTAGAATTAGAAGGAAGACTAATGAAAACTCTAAAAGTAAAACACCTATGTTAGATGGTTTTGGTAGAGACTTAACCAAATTAGCTTTAGAGGATGTATTAGACCCAGTTATAGGTAGATCTCATGAGGTTGACAGGGTTTGTCAAATATTAAGTAGAAGGAAGAAGAATAACCCTATATTGATAGGGGACCCAGGTGTGGGTAAGACTGCTATAGCTGAGGGTTTAGCTATTAAGATAGCTAATGGTGAATGTCCTAGGACTTTGATCGGTAAACGAGTTGTAACATTAGATATGACTTCTTTAGTTGCGGGTACCAAGTATAGAGGTCAATTTGAGGAGAGAATTAAATCGGTAATAGATGAGGTTAAGGAGAATACTGATGTTATTTTATTTATAGATGAGATTCATACCATAGTCGGTGCTGGTAATTCATCTGGATCTTTAGATGCTGCTAACGTATTTAAACCAGCTATGGCTAGGGGTGAAATACAATGTATAGGTGCTACTACTATAGACGAATACAGAGAACATATCGAAAAGGATGGTGCTTTAGATAGAAGATTCCAAAAAGTTATGGTTAACCCAACTTCTTTGGAGGAAACTAAAGAGATACTTAAAAATATAAAAAATAAGTACGAGGATTACCATAAGGTTGAGTATTTAGATGAATCTATAGATGAAATTGTAAATCTAGCTGATAGGTATATAACCAACAGAGAGTTCCCTGATAAAGCTATCGATATTATGGATGAGGTTGGTTCTAGGGCTCAGGTATCAACTAAAACACCAAAAGAAATTAAAGATCTAGAATTAGCTATAAAGGAGATAAGAGATGAGAAGTCTAGTGTGGTTAAATCACAGAACTTTGAAAAAGCTGCTGGTTTAAGGGATAAAGAGAAGAAATTATTAGTTAAGTTAGAAGAAGCTAATGTTTCTTGGAGATTGAGTATTAATGAATCTAGGGTGGTTATCAAACCAGAAATGATTTCTAATGTTGTTTCTATGATGACTGGTATACCTGTTAGTAGGGTAACCGAATCTGATATAAATAAACTACTTAAAATGAGTGATACTTTGTCTGGTTCAGTTATTGGTCAAAGTGAGGCTATCGAAAAGGTTGTGTCCTCTATAAAAAGAAATAAAACTGGTTTTAGAGAACAATCTAAACCGATAGGTTCTTTCCTTTTTATTGGACCTACTGGGGTTGGTAAAACCGAATTAGCTAAGTCTTTAGCTGAAAGTGTTTTTGGTTCTTCTGATTCTATAATAAGATTGGATATGTCTGAATATTCAGAAAAGTTTAATATAAGTAAGATTATAGGTGCCCCTCCTGGATACGTTGGTTATAACGAGGGTGGTCAGTTAACTGAGAAAGTTAAGAATAAACCTTACTCCCTAATACTTTTTGATGAGATAGAGAAAGCTCACCCAGATATTTTCAATGTTATGTTGCAATTACTGGACGAGGGTTTTCTTACTGATGCTAATGGTAGAAAGATTAACTTCAAAAATACGTTAATCATAATGACTTCCAATATAGGATTGAAAGAGGTTCAGGATTTCGGTACGAAAATGGGGTTTAGTGATTCTTCTTCTAAAACAGATGATTTAGAGAATATTAAGAGTATAATCGATAAGAACATGAAGCGTACTTTTAAACCAGAATTTATTAACCGTTTAGATGAGATAATACATTTTAATTATTTAAGTGAAGATGATATAACTAAGATTATTGATATACAAATTAAGAATTTAGCTAAAAGGTTATCAGAAAATGGTTTTAAGCTTAGAGTCGATAAAAAAACTAAGTTATTCATTTTAAATGAAGGGTATGATAAGATTTATGGTGCTAGAGAAATAAATAGGACGATACGCAAGTATATAGAGGACCCTATATCAGATGAGATGTTAAATAAAAGATTACCTAAGTCTGGTTCTATATCTATAACTATGAATGTTAGTTTGGGTAGACCGAAAGTAACTCTTAAGGTAGAAAAATTTTAAGTAAAAACTAAAACTTAACGCAGTTGCGTACTATTTATATGTGTACTAAAATTACATAAATAAATGGCTACAGTAACAATATACCTTAGAAATGATTTAGGTCGAGCGCTCTCGTATACAGAGTTAGATACTAACTTCGAAAATATTAAAACGGTAATTGAAGACCTCGGTATAGGGGATCTTAACGATATCGTACTATTAAATCCTCAAAATGGGGATTTACTAGCTTATAATAGTGTGACTAGTGAATTTGAAAACACTAAGGATGTCTCTTTAGATACCCTTAGTGTTTCTAGTTTAACAGAAGACGTAAATCCTACACATTTCGTTTCATACAACAATAATACTGGTGAGTTTCAGTTTTCTGAAATAGTTTCTGGTACTAGTGGGACAGCTGGATCTTCTGGTCAGAGTGGTGTTTCGGGATCTTCAGGATCTTCTGGTTCTAACGGAACTTCTGGTCTAAATGGTGATAGTGGCGTATCCGCTTTAAGTGGTACATCTGGTTCTTCAGGGACAAATGGTGATGACGGTATTGCTGGTAATAGTGGTTTAAGTGCATTATCTGGTTCTAATGGTACATCAGGTACAAACGGAAATAATGGAGTTGCTGGTAACAGCGGTGCTTCAGCACTATCAGGATCAACTGGTACATCAGGTTCTAATGGGACTTCTGGTGTAGCTGGTAATAAAGGAGTTTCTGCTGTAAGCGGAACCTCTGGGTCTTCAGGAACAAACGGAAATAACGGAGTAGCTGGTAACAGCGGTGCTTCAGCGCTATCAGGGTCTAATGGATCTTCTGGTACAAATGGTACCGTTGGTGTCGCTGGTAACAGCGGTGCTTCAGCACTATCGGGTTCAAACGGATCTTCGGGTACAAACGGAAATAACGGGATTGCTGGTAACAGCGGCGCTTCAGCACTATCAGGGTCGACTGGTACATCTGGTTCAAACGGAACTTCTGGTGTAGCTGGTAATAAAGGTGTATCCGCTTTAAGCGGGACGTCTGGATCTTCAGGGACAAATGGGAATAATGGAGTCGCTGGTAACAGCGGTGCTTCAGCACTATCGGGTTCAAACGGATCTTCAGGTACAAATGGTACAGTAGGTATAGCTGGTAATAGTGGTGCTTCAGCTCTAAGTGGAACCTCTGGTTCAACTGGGTCTAATGGTACGTCAGGTAATAATGGAATCAAAGGTGTTTCAGCACTATCTGGTACATCAGGTTCTTCGGGTACAAATGGAAATGATGGTGTAGCTGGTAATAGTGGTGCTTCAGCACTATCTGGTTCAACTGGTACATCTGGTTCTAACGGAACTTCTGGTGTAGCTGGTAATAAAGGAGTTTCTGCTCTAAGTGGAACCTCTGGTTCTTCGGGTACAAACGGAAATAATGGTATAGCTGGTAACAGCGGTGCTTCAGCACTATCAGGATCTAATGGATCTTCTGGTACAAATGGTACAGCAGGTATTGCTGGTAACAGTGGTGCTTCAGCACTATCTGGTTCAAACGGTTCTTCAGGAACAAACGGGAATAACGGTGGTAATGGTAATAGTGGTTTATCTGGAACCTCTGGTTCTAACGGTACTAATGGTAATAATGGTAATAAAGGAGTTTCTGCTCTAAGTGGAACCTCTGGTTCAACTGGGTCTAACGGTACATCAGGTAATAACGGTAATAAAGGTTTGTCTGCTGTAAGTGGAACATCAGGTTCTTCAGGTACAAATGGAAATAACGGGGTTGCTGGTAACAGTGGTGCATCAGCACTATCGGGTTCAACAGGTACTTCTGGTTCTAATGGAACCTCTGGTGTAGCTGGTAATAAGGGTGTTTCTGCTGTAAGTGGGACATCTGGGTCTTCAGGAACAAATGGGAATAATGGTGTAGCTGGTAACAGTGGTGCTTCAGCATTATCGGGATCTAATGGATCTTCTGGTACGTCTGGTACGAATGGTGTGACTGGAGGTAACGGTATATCAAGGTTGTCTGGAACCTCTGGTTCAACTGGTTCTAACGGTACATCAGGTAATAACGGTAATAAAGGTTTGTCTGCTGTAAGTGGAACATCAGGTTCTTCAGGTACAAATGGAAATAACGGGGTTGCTGGTAACAGCGGTGCTTCAGCATTATCAGGATCAACTGGTACATCAGGTTCTAACGGGACTTCTGGTGTAGCTGGTAATAAAGGAGTTTCTGCTTTAAGTGGAACCTCTGGTTCAACTGGTTCTAATGGTACGTCAGGTAATAACGGTAATAAAGGTTTGTCTAGGTTATCAGGTTCATCTGGATCTTCTGGTACATCTGGTACGAATGGTGTGACTGGAGGTAACGGTGCATCAAGGTTATCTGGTACATCTGGAACATCTGGTTCTAACGGTAATAATGGTGCTAGTGGTTTATCTGGTTATTCAGGATCTAATGGTACAAATGGTACGAATGGTGTGGCTGGTAATAAAGGAGTTTCTGCTTTAAGTGGAACCTCTGGTTCAACTGGTTCTAATGGTACATCTGGTAATAACGGTAATAAAGGGATATCGAGAGTGTCTGGTACGTCTGGTTCGTCTGGATCTCATGGTACGGACGGTATGAATGGGTTTAGCGGAAATAGTGGTGCATCTGGGTCTTCGGGGTCTAATGGTACATCAGGTAATAACGGTGCTAACGGTGTATCTGGTATTGATGGAACTAACGGAACAACTGGTTTAAACGGATTTAGTGGTCTTAATGGTAATAACGGTGTATCTGGTATTGATGGGACTAACGGAACAACTGGTTTAAACGGATTTAGTGGTCTTAATGGTAATAACGGTGTATCTGGTAAAAATGGTACTAACGGTACGTCTGGTAATAGTGGTAATAACGGAGTTAGTGGGGCTTCAGGGTCTTCAGGTTCAACTGGTTCTAACGGTACGTCAGGTAATAACGGTAATAAAGGGATATCGAGAGTGTCTGGTACGTCTGGGTCTTCTGGTTCGAATGGTACAGCTGGTGTAGGTGGTGCTTCTGGTGTATCTGGAGGTTCTGGTACAGCTGGATCGTCTGGTAATGATGGTACTAGTGGTTTATCTGGTAACGTAGGTACTAGCGGGTCTTATGTCGATGTAATTGCTGGTGCTGGTTTAAGTGGTGGTGGTTCTTTGAATACGAGTAGAAGAATTGATGTCGGTGCTTCTAATGGTATTATAGTATTAAATGATAGTATTGCGGTAGATGTGGCATCATCCAATCCAGACGAATTAGTTTTTTGGACTGGTGATCAGTTTAAGGGTTGGGATGTACCATTTACGGCACAGCCTGACGGTATAAGTGGTAACGGACTTAATAGTATCATTGATTTGGATATAATTACTGCTAACCAAAAGTTCTTTGATATAGTTCACCCGACTAAAGGTGGGGAACACAGATTACAATACGCTGTTCTGGAAGGCCCAGAAAATGGTGTGTATGTAAGAGGTAAGGTTACTAATGGTCTTATAGAATTACCAGATTATTGGTCTGGTTTAGTACACGAAGATTCTATATCAGTACAACTTACGTCAATTGGTAGTTCTTGTCAACATTATGTTGAAGAAGTTTCAGTTAAAGAAATTAAGGTTGGTTGTGATTGTGGTGATGTTAATGCTTACTACATAGTACACGCAAATAGAAAGGATGTTGATAATCCAAGATTAGAGTACGTTAGAAAATAAAAAGAAAAATATTTATTATATATAATTAAAAATGGGAAATTTAGTAAGCAAAGCAGGTAATACGGTAAAGATAGTACCCGAATCAGGTACCCTTAACTTTTCGTACACTTCAGGTAGTACAACAAATAATATTGAGTTAAAGTATAGCAAAGATGGTACTTTAGGTTTTTACGATGATGATGATCAATTATTGATGTCGGTAGCCAAAGGTAAGGTAGATGTTAGGTCTGAACTTACGGTTCCAGTAGTAGCATCAATACCTACAAACGCTAGGGTTGGTTCGGTATACTTTAACAGTAGTAAAAACGCTATCGAATATAAAGGTAGTTCTGGTTCTGTTGAAACCATAAGAATAAGTAATAATGCCGATAATAGAATAGTTACAGCCACTGGTAGTGCTTCGTCCGTGAATGGTGAACAAAATTTGACTTTCGATGGTACTAGCTTACGTGTGACTGGTAATGCCGCTATTACTGGTAACGTTAATCTTACTGGTTTAACAAACGATAATAATTTACCACAATACTTAGTATATAACTCAAGTACTGGTAAAATAGCGACTAGGTATATATCCGATGGTACTTCTGGTAGTGCTGGTAGGGGTGGTTTTGAAGGACCTCAAGGACCTAAGGGTGATAATGGTACTTCTGGAAGGAATGGTAACAATGGAAACAATGGTGCTAATGGAAGTAGTGGTACTTCTGGGAGAAATGGAAACAATGGTAATCAGGGTATTCAAGGACCTAAAGGTGATAACGGTACCTCTGGGGTTAATGGTAATATTGGACCTATAGGTAACCAAGGTATTCAAGGACCTAAAGGTGATAAAGGAAACAATGGTGCTAACGGGAGTAGTGGTACTTCAGGTGTTAATGGTAACCAAGGTATTCAAGGTATTCAAGGGCCTAAAGGTGATAAAGGAAAC